ATCGCCACCGCCACACGAGCTTGCTCGTGTCGCGACGTGTGTATAAACGAACCGACATGTTGGACTCAGGGAGGAACGAATCCTCCGAGGACCACTTACCACTACTCCTAGCATTAGCCTGGTTACCAGGATTGCCCTTCTCCGTGAAATAACGGAGGAGCATATCCCAACCAGACATTTCGTGCTTAATAGGAGGCGTATGAACGACTCGGACGCGATACTCGTGTTTTTGCAAATCACGATTCCACCGTCGTCGGAACATACCATGGTATTCGGGTGCTTCCCGAAGTGACGGAATCCTATCACCAAGAAGGGATTCGTCGGGAATGGGGCCATAAATGGCTTCCAATTCCTCTACAATTGTATTGTAGACTTGGTAGTACTGCCTATCGTAGAATGAATTCGCAATGGCGATCCACGACGTATAGGCTTTCGCGCTGGGTGTTGATGACCAGACCGTCCGTAAACGGATGGGAGTGACGTTGACGCCTTGGAAGGCGTCGGTGCCACAGGACTCTCTAAAGAGTCCACTGGTGCAGCTCTTGTTGCGGTTAACTTGTAACCCAAACACTTCGAGCTGTTCGATCGCGTTCGAGGCTTGCGCCTTTGGTACGATCACATCATCACCATACACTAGGATGCCCTCTCGGGCGTCCTCGTCAGGTGCTGCAGCAGACAGTATAGCCCAGACAGTTAATGCAAGGATAGGGAAGCATAGACAACTTCCCATCGGTGCATATTTCTGGAGTTTTAATACACTGCCATCTGGTAACACAGTAGATGAAGTCCTACAAGCCTCCAAGTAATTGACTATCTTACTAGGAAACAGGAGGCGAACTAGATCAAGCGATATGCGATCACTGGCCTCCTTGAGGTCCAGTGTCACGTACTTACCATTGATTGACCCGAGTAGGGCCCCTCTTTGGTTCGGAGCTTGATCTGTAAAGAACACATTCCACTTTGTCAGTGGGTGTGACTCTACTAAGCGAACAATTGCCCGTCCCAATCCTTGCTGAACCCATTGATAGTCAACGGGTTCGCAGGAAATAAGGCGAGGGCCGCGAGAGTCTTTGGGCACGAGAATAACTCGAGCCGACAATGACTCCGACCGAAGATCGTGTATACGATCATAGGTATCACAGACATGCCCAACCGACGCGCAGAAATAGGCGTCGAAAGGATAGAGGTCGGTGATTGCCGTTGAAACATTTGTCCACACATACTTGCCCCACAATTGCTGCTTCGTTGCAACAACTCCGGGGCCGTGTCTGGGATAAATGTCAAGCGGATCAAACACGTGAAAGAGACGCTGTAAAAGCGCCCTCGCACGTCGCACGTTTGGAAGGAGCAATATGTCCTCCCAAGAAAGGCCAGTGTTTTTGCAAACACTGCCCCGTTCACATGGGAACCCCGACAAGGGGTTTCCATCGTCCACACAAACGGACTCATCGCGAGATGGGCCGGTCGGCCAGCAAGCAGGGCACGGAGCTTCGTGGGTTTCCCCATAAGCTCTGAAAGTGCCGTGCTCATGACAACGGTGGCTCCCAGTCGCTTTTTGGCGATTGCGAGCGTACCGTCGGTGGGCAGCATGTACGCTGGTTGTTTCATCAAACCATCGTTGGAGTCTATCCAACATAGGTGTGAAGGTTCGGATTTCATTTTCAGCCTGTTTAAAGGCGCTAATGACTTTCTGTTCTTGTTCATCTGTGTAAGGGAGCTCATACTTGTACAAGAGGTACAAGAGCTCCCGGATTACTCTGACGCTTTTCGGACACGGATTCGGAAGAAGCGTCCCGTCTTTATCGAGGACCTGCTTAAAGAACTCACCCATAAACATGGGGAGCTCACTGCCTTTCAGGGTTTCAAAGCCCTGTTTGACAGAGTTAAGCGGTGTTCCTCCAGCAATGGCCCGATCAAAGGCCTTTGCAAGACGTGGCATGGCAACCGTGAGGAAGCCAATCCCTTCCGTGCGCAGACGACCCTCCACTCTTGCGAGTGTTAGTCGAGCTGCGCGAGTGTTAAACACCAATCCATGAGCGTTCGAAACGTCACGGAGCAGTGCAGCGATGATTTTTAATTCTATCATCTTAGCTTTCAAGAGGCCCCATCACTGGGTAACCTTCTAAGAAGCATGCAATACGCCGTGATACCATAGAACGATCGCAGTTAACCAAACATGTCAAAAGAATCCAACACGTTCGATCGGGACCTAAATCCGATCCGAATACGCACGCTCAAGTTTCCAAGAGCGTTCAACGTACTCGTACCTTACTCAGCATCCCAAACACAGATAACTCGGAGATCTTGGCTCGATGAGCCAGAGGCCGACTTCTACACAGGAATTCCATTCACAATTACGCTCCCAGCTGGGAGCCGTTGCCTATGGACCGCACGTATAGATGGATATGCTGAAAACATACAGCCGCAAGGCGCGTATGCTTTCGGAGCAATGTTATCTGGTACTGTCGACCAAGCTGAGAGGGAATAGCAGAAAGGGCGTCCGGCCCCCCCGACAGGGGGGCGTTCGGACGCTTGAATCACCAGAACTTCCAATCACGTATATGCGTAAGCATAAGGGTGAGGAAGGTCAGGAGGCTATCCCACCAACTTGAGGAGTCTTCTATCATATTATGGGATTATATTCCCGTGGATCCCTGTATACTACAAGGAACCTGACAGAAGAGCCGCTGCGCCGGTCCCAGTGCCATCGTAGAGATGGGTCGAACTGGCATTAGTTGCCACGAACGACGTCAACTCCGCGAGGGCATTCTTGGGAATCGTCATTGCTGTAAGACCCCCAATAGGGATCTGACCAACAATATAGAACGAGCTCACTACGGGAGTTACCGAGTCCACGGTTGAGATTGACGTGATGTCAACCCTCACCATGGAACGTCGGATCTTCCGTACGCCATTTCCGGACTCAACGTGACTCACGGTGAGCCGATGTGGCAGAGCCGGTGATTCGTCAACTTTGGCGAATACCGTTTTCCGGCCTTCGGTCTGCAAACGGACGAATTCAACTTCGGCCGCTGCAGCATCCTTCACTTCATTTGTAACTAGCGTATTTGCTAACATGCTTATGGAGACTTGAAACCCAGAACAGCTGGATCACCTGACGCGCGATGCGTTCGCACGTGAACGTTTTGGTTTCCACTTTGTTGCTATCAACAGAGCGGCGCCAAGACTAACCTCCGTTGCGGATAGTCCGCTTGTTTGTAACAAGCTAGGAGTAGGCCAACCACACTGACGGCGGTAAGCCGTCTCCTTGGTGGACCTACACGGTATTACTTGAATGTCCCCGAATTCGGGTTGCGTGTTGTTACTATTAACTATCGTCTTATCGACGAAGATAGTACGCTCACGCTTGACACTCCAGCAATAATGCAGTATGTTGACCTTTGGTTCCAGATTCCTCCGCGAGAAGTTTTCCAAAAACTTCCCGACATTGACTACCCAGTCAATGAGGAACGAGAACGGAATCGCATTCCAGATTATCTTCGGGTTCAGGTTGATACCCAGAGAGTCTAGAAGTCCTCCGAGCTGAGCAAGCTCAGCTGAGATCTGCGGCAACGAATAGTTGTACACGATCTCTACATGGAACTTGGTAGGGATTTGAGCCACATTCCGGCGGCCGGTGCAGTTAGAGGCGATACTTCCAGTTGGGCTACAAGAGCTCAAAAAGAGGATCGGTCCTTCTACATCGGTTGGACGCTGGGGGCTTTCTTTCAGATCGACACTAAAATGTCGCTTCTGAACCATACCAACTCTATTCACCAACTCAGCAAGTTTATGCTGGTGACTTACGAGTGACTTTTGCAAGCCACTCAGGTCAGAGAGGAACGACAGAACGTTGAACTTGGCTTCCAAGTAACCGTCTGCCGAACCATGGAGAAGCTGTCTCAGCGTGATCTTTGCTTGTCGTATTGCTACGGCTACATTGACCCAGGGAATTTTGGAGAAATTATCTACAAAATCCCCCAGCTTAGACAGTGACTTAGGCAACGATTTGAAATCCTTCAACTCTATGAGAGTGTTGATAGAACTCAAACCAGCCTTGATTCCTGGCATCATCGAGCTTAAGGCTTGAGACTCCAGGTCACTAAGGTTCTGCGGCTCAGGCACGAAGCCATTGTCCGCAGGTCGCTTTTGGTAGAACACCGGGAGTCCCGCAATCGGGAAACCAGGCTCTCCAAACAAGGATGTAGGCGCGGAAAACAAACAACTGTTGTTTGTCATCCCCTGCAATCCGATCAGCTCCTCATCTGCCTCACACTTCCACAATGAACCGTGGTCGTAGTAAGCAGTGAGAAACTGCCGTAGCGGGATCGTCCTTGGAGAGCGTTTGATGCAATAGTGCTCAAACGACTTCCATGACGATGTCGTACCTCTGTCAGCGTATTTATCGCTGTTCGGAGTCACTTCTTCATAGTACTCGGATCTCTCCGAGTAGGCTGCGTAGAAGGGTCCAAAAGGATCGCCAAAAATATCCGGCGCCGCGCGAAGTCGCACGAAACCGAACTCATGGACAAATCCCGGAGTGGTACGGGTCCTAACTTTTGTTTCCATAACTGCATGGATACCGACCAACAGGGTCGGGGTGTCATTAACACGAGGGGGTGAGCCAATAG